ACTACGGCGAGCGCATGAACTTTGTAAGCACGATTAACACGGCAAGTAACCTAAGATTTAAGGACGACTTTAACTTAGGCGACCGTATAACCTGCTTAGAGCGCAGCTGGGGCTTAAGAATAGACGCGCGCATAACAGAGGTACAGGAAGTTTACCAGAAAGGGCAGGAAGAGATACAAGCAACCTTTGGCGAGAGCCTGCCGACACTGGTAGAGAAAATTAAGAGAGTGAGGTAACGGCAATGCTAAACTATTTACCATTTAACAGTATTAACCATGACCGCGTAGGAAAAGCAGAGGACTGGGCGTGGTACTTTGCTACCTTTATCGGTAACGGCGTTTTTCCTAAGCCAGAAACAGGGCTACAGGTAGTAGCAAGTAACGGCATGACGGTATTAGCCAAAGCTGGCTATGCGTTTATTAACGGCTACGCCTTTAGAAATCCAGAGGACTTTAGCATAACACTGGATACAGCAGACGGCAGCTTACCACGTATAGACCGCGTTATAGTACGCTGGGATATTACGCAGCGTATGATTTACATAGCGGTACTTAAGGGTACACCGAGCGCAAACCCTGTAGCGAGATCGCTAACACGCACAAGCGAGATTTACGACTTATGCGTAGCAGATATTTTGGTAGGCAGAGGCGTTACCAGTATCACGCAGGCAAATATTACAGACCAGCGCTATAATAGTAGTCTTTGTGGTATCGTACACGGCGTAGTAGACCAGATAGACGCTACAACGCTTACGGCACAGTTTAACGACTTCTTTAGGCAGTATGAGCAGCAGATCATAAGCCAGTACAACAACTATCTGGCAGACATTAACACCGACAGGCAGGGAGCTACAAGCGCGCTTAACGAGTTTACAACATGGCTGGCTGGTTATAAGACGGACACAGAGGACGATATAGCGGCATGGCTTGACACCTTGCACGACCTGTTAGACGAGGAAACAGTAACACACTTGCAGCAGGAGATAGAGACAAACGCAGCAGACATAGCACAGCTGCAAAGAGACGTACAGGAGATAGCAAGCATAACTACCGTAGCATGGCTGGGCGCGGCTTATTGTGGCGGTACTTATCTTGTATCATAGGTAACCACTAAGAAAGGAGCTAAAAAGCATGAAAGGGTATCCTAAGAAACTAAAAACCAAAGAGGACTACTACAACTGCCTTGCAATGGTACAGGCTGGCGAGCTTGAGGCAGCAGGACTGGTAGAGGCGCTGGACGCGCTGGAAGAGCGCCGCTACATACCTTGCAATATTTTGCAGATAAGTAACAATCGCAAAGAGGTTACAGTACTTTACTGCACAGAGGCAGAGGTAGGCGCAGAATTTAAGGCAGGCGACGCTAAGGGCAATGTAACCACAGTTACTAACGTGCAGGCAGAGCAGGGCAGCGACGAGCAGAGCGTAACAAAGCTGGGCTTATCGGTAGCTGTACCGCAGGACGTAACCGTAGTAAAGGTTATGAACAGCGTAGACGTACTGGCACGCGTGGGCATGACCGAGGCAGACATAGCAGCTATTAGGGAGGTTTTAAAGAATTATGAGTAGACTACTGGTAGACGATATTACAAAAACAGACCGCAGGGCGCTGCTTAACGTAAGCAAAATGGCGCTTGTGTCGGACATTGTAACACCTACAAAAGAGTACTTGTACGCAAGCGGCGAGCAGCAGCTTACTGTAGTACAGGGCTGCGTTATCTCTATTGCGGGCAGCGGCATTTTTGAGACAGGCACAACCGTGCTTACTGCTGCTAATCTGGATACAGGCGCAGCTTTTGAGGTAGGCAAGGACTATTACGTATACCTTTGTGACACCCAGAACGACGACACCGACGAGCTGTACTATATCTCTAAAAATGCTACGTACCCGCAGGGCTGGAACGCAACAAACAGCCGTAAAATCGGCGGTTTTCACTATGGAAAGTGCCGTAAGGTAGACAGCAACCAGCAGCCAGTAAATGCAGCAGGCGTGCGCTTTGGCAGCGGCTGGGAGAGTAACGTATACGACGGTATCGTACCTAAGAGCGTGTGGACTTTAGGACACCGCCCAAAGTGCGCACCAGAGGGCATGGTATATTTAGGCGGCGGTACATGGGTAGACATTTACTTAAACTCTGACGACGGCGAGTACGGGCTTAGCAGTGAGTACGGCGCTACGCCTATGACTGGTACAGAGGGCATGAGCTGGTACACCTTTGTAGAGCGCTTACAGAAATCTGGCAAGCGTATGCCAAACTATGCAGAGTTTTGCGCGTATGCTTTTGGCAGCCCTGCTGGACTGGATAACAGCAACGACAACGCATGGAGCGCTACAAGCAATACGGGCAGAAAAACTACAGGCTATGTAGCCCGTGCAGTATCCGCAGTAGGCGTAAGAGACGCTGTAGGCAATGTATGGGAGTGGCTGGACGAGCTTATCACAAGAGCAGAGCACGCCACAAATGCTACGTACCATGCGTCGCAGGCATGGGGCTGGGATTTAACAAGCCCGTTAAAGACAGCAGCAGACGGCTACGACGTGGGCAACATTTACGAGTACTACGCATACAGTTTAGCGGCGCTGATAGCGGGCGGCGGCTGGAGCAATGGGGCGCAGGACGGTGCGCGCGCAGTGGATTGCGACTTTTACCCGTGGGCCGTGCACACGTCCTTCGGCGTGCGGGGCGCGTGTGACAGTCTGTAGACGGCGCGCGAAAGCGCAGCCGCTTAGAAAGAGGGCGAGGACGTGACGCAGGAAGAGATAAAAACAAAGAGCGCAGAGCTGCACCAGAAAATTTACGACTTTCTGCTATACGTTTACCCGCTGCTTTCTAAGTATCCAAAGTACGAAAAGTTTAGCCTGCAAGCAGCGACACGCAGCAGCATATTAGACGTGCTGCGCGAGATAATAAAGTGGCAGAAAACATACGGAAAGAGCCACCTATATACCGCAGACGTTTGCTTACAGGAAAGCAAGGAACTGGTACGGCTGGCGCATGACCTAAAATATAGTGCTATGAACGCCCAGCACTACAAAGAAACCAGTAAAAGATTTACTGAAATCGGCGTAGAGCTGGGCGAGATCATAGAGGCGGTGCAGGAAATGGAAAGCACACGCCGCAATAACAAAAGATAGGACGGGGCAATACCTTAAAGCAGCTTTTAGCGGCGCTGATAGCGGGCGGCAACTGGAACAATGGAGCGCAGGACGGTGCGCGCGCAGTGAATTGCAACAATTACCCGTGGAACGTGAACACGAACAACGGCGTGCGGGGCGCGTGTGACTTAGATAAAGGTATTTTGCAGGCGCAGTACCCTACGGGGCGCTGGCAAGGATTATAAAGGCTAAGCCTTTAGCCTATAGTCAGAGGTAATGCACCCACCTTTAGAGGTAAAGAGAAAAAGTAGGGCTGCTGGTTAGTAGCTACGGCGAAAGGCAGGAGCATTTTATATGAGGCGCGTAGGAACTACAACAAACGCGGCAGGGCAGGTAGTAACGCTGCACGAGGCAATTTACGACTACAGCAACCTGCTTTTAAGCTACAACAAAGCCAGACGCGGCAAGAGGTACAGAAAAGAGGTACTTAAGTATACACAAAAGAAAGAGGAAAACTTACAGCGGACGCAGGCAGAGCTTATAGAGCTTACATACAACCCAAGCGGCTACAGATACTTTAAAGTTTATGAGCCGAAAGAGCGCCAGATCATGGCGCTACCTTTTTACGACAGGGTAGTACAGCACGCTATAAATAACGTGTTAGAGCCTATATTTGAGAAACGATTTTACAGGCATAGCTACGCTTGCAGAAAAGGCAAGGGCAGCCACGCAGCCAGCGACACGCTGCAAAAGTGGTTATACGACTGGGAGAAATACCACAAGGGCGAGAAACTGTATGCGATTAAAGCAGATATACACGCCTACTTTAAGAGTATTAACCACGACAGACTAAAGAAAGAAATACGCAGAGTTATTAAGGACGAAAACGTACTACTGCTTACAGATCGCATTATAGACCACAACGGCGAAATGCCAGACGGTACGGGCATACCTGTAGGCAACCTTACAAGCCAGCTGTTTGCTAACGTATATCTGGACGTTTTAGACAAGTACGTGAAGGAAGTGCTGGGCGTAAAGAAGTATATACGCTACATGGACGACTTTATAATACTTAGCCCAGACATAGAGCAGCTTAAGGACTGGCTACAAAAGATAGAGGCGTTTATAAATACAGAGTTATTGCTATCGTTTAACCCAAAAACAACTATAGTATGCGCAAGCACGGGCGGCATAGACTTTGTAGGCTATAAACACAGGGCGACGCACAAGAAAGTACGCAAGGACAGCATAAAGCGTATAAAGCGTACTATTAAGCAGTACGAGCGCGGCGAGACTACAAAAGAGAGCTTACAAAAGAGTATATGCAGCTGGACGGGGCACGCAGGACACGCCGACAGTTACCACCTAAGAGAGAAAATAATAGCACTTGCAGACAGGACAATAAAAGAACGTGAGACGCAGGAAAGGAGCGCGGCGGCATGACTATTGCAAACTGGTTAAGTTTAGGGGCTTTGGCTGTAGCCTTGTTTATGGCTGTTATCAACACCACAAACACAAAGAAAAGCCAAAAGAAAGAGGAAAGAGAGGACACAGAGAAAAGCACCGAGCGCACAACTGGCATAATGATAGCTTTGGAAAACATCAAAAACCAGCTTACACGGATTGAAAACGAGATAAACACCGTAAAGCAGGACAACAGAGAAAACCACGACAAGCTACTTATTATGGAGCAGAGCCAGAAGAGCGAGCACAAGCGCTTAGACGCGCACGAGCAGAGACTTAACAATATTGAGCGCCAGCTACGCATAGATCACTACAGAGACGTGGATACAGAGGGCGAGTAAATGAGGGTAAGAAAGAGAAAGAGAGAAAAGCAGCCCGTAAAGTGGTTATGGGAGTTTAGCAAGCGCGTAGTGGTAATTACAGCGGTGCTGTACTTTATCAGCTGCGCGTATGCGCTTATTATCTGCGCTATCTGGCAGGACACCGCCACCATAGGCACGCTTATAAGCGAGGCAAACGAAACATTTAGAGTAGTGGTAGGCGGCTACATGATAAAGGCGGGCGTAGAGAATGCACTAAAGATAGCAGGGCACAAAAGAAAGGGCGACAAAGAGGAAAGCGCACCAGACGACGGCTTAGAGTTTATAGACTTAGATAACGAGGACGAGGGCGGCGCGCTGGGCTAAGAAAGCGAGGTAAAAGTAATGGAGTTTATTACAGAAAACTGGGCGCTTATTGTGGCGCTTGTGGCAGCTATCACAGCTGGCGTAGTGGCAGGCATTAAGTTTTACAATATGCCTACAGATAAGCAGCTTAGCAAGGTAAAAGAGTGGCTGCTTTATGCCGTGACAATGGCAGAGAAAGAGTTAGGCGGCGGCACAGGTAAGCTAAAGCTGCGCTATGTGTACGACCTATTTTTAAGTAAGTTTGGCTGGCTGGCTAAAGTTATCACGTTTGAGCAGTTTAGCGGACTGGTAGACGAGGCTTTAGAGGAAATGAAGAGGCTACTTGAAAGCAACGCGAGCGTGCAGCAGCTGGTAAATACGGTACAGAAATAAGACGAGGTAGCGGCATGGATAACGAGCAGATCATATGGACTTTTTTAAAGGGCAAGGGCTTTAACGACTATGCAGCAGCTGGTATTATGGGCAACTTGTGGGCAGAGAGCGGACTAACGCCAAACAACTTGCAGAACACCTACGAGAAGAGCTTAGGCTTAAACGACGACCAGTACACCGCTGCCGTGGATAACGGCACGTACACGAACTTTGCAAGAGACAGCGCAGGCTATGGGCTGGCACAGTGGACGTACTGGACGAGAAAGCAGAACTTGTTAGCCAGAGCAAAGGCAGCAGGCACAAGCATTGCAGACCTTAGCACACAGCTTAACTACTTATATGAGGAACTTAGCAGCAACGCAGCTATTATGCAGGCGCTTGCTATCGCAGACAGTGTAAAAGCTGCCAGCGACGTATTTTTACTCAAATTTGAAAGACCAAAAGACCAGAGCGAGGCGGCAAAGAACAGGCGCGCAGGCTTTGGGCAGACGTACTACGACAAGTACGCAGGAACTACGACAACCCAGCAGAGAGAAAGCGAGGCGGGGAAAATGGGAGCAAAGGCACAGAAAGCAGTAGACTACGCGGTAGCTATTGCCAGAGACGACAGCCACGGCTACGACCAAGTAGACCGCTGGGGCAACCCTAACTTTGACTGTAGCGGGCTGGTTATTACAGCCTACGAAAAGGCGGGCGTACCAGTAAAGACAAACGGGGCAACCTATACGGGCAATATGCGCAAGGTTTTCTTAAAGACTGGCTTTACGGACGTTACCAGCAAAGTAAACCTTAAGACAACGGCAGGCATGAAAGTAGGCGACGTGCTTTTAGCAGAGGGAAAGCACACAGCGCTTTATACTGGCAGCGGGCAGCTGGTACACGCAAGCATTAACGAGAAAGGAAAGGCAACGGGCGGCGCTACTGGCGACCAAACACAAAAGGAAATCTGCGTAAGACCATATTATAACTACCCGTGGGGCTGCGTGCTTAGGCTATCAGAGGCAGACACGGGCGCAGCAGACTTTAAGAGCGTGGGCACAGTGACCGTAACGGGTAGCGCAGTAAATGTAAGGACGGGCGGCAGCACCGCTTACAAGGTTATTGCAGTAGCCAAAAAGGGCGACGTGCTGCAATATGACGGCACACAGCAAAACGGCTGGTATCACGTACTTATTAACGGCGTAGCTGGCTATATCTCAAACAACTACAGTAAACCGAGCACGGCAGCAGGTTTTACCCGTAAGGTAACCTGCAACGCTAACGGGGTACGTATCAGAAAAGGCGGCAGCACGGATACTGCTATACTTACCACGGTGCGCAAGGGCACGGTAATGTACTGGGATAACACAAAGCAAAACGGCTGGTATCATGTAAAATACGGCACTACCGTAGGATATATGCACCCAGACTATGTAACGGTATGAGTGAGCAGGAGTTAAAAGCGCTGCGTATCCTTATGGCTAACGCTGCGTGCACGCTTACACTGGGCTGCGATTTATGCCCGCTGTACGCAGAGCAGGTAGAAAAGCCAGAGACGCGCGGCAGCTGCGCAGAGAAAACAGAGCCAACAGCACTACGAGAGGCACTTATAGAGCTTAGAGGCTTTAAGCCGTAACAGATCATAGCAGGCACAGGGCAAAAAGTACGCTTTGTGCCTGCTTTTTATCTTGAAAATATAACGTAGAGGGTATATTATAGGGTACACAACACAGCACGAAAGATAGAACACTAAGCGAAAGGGGGCTAATATGTCAATGGGCGGCAATATCAGAGCGGCGAGGCGTGCAGCAGGCGTAACGCAGGTAGAGCTTGCAGCAAAGCTGGGCGTAAACCAGAAAGACGTAAGCCGCTGGGAGCAGGGCAAACAGATACCAAGCACAGAAACACTTACAAAACTTTGCAAGTTTCTGGACGTATCGGCAGACACTATTTTAGGACTAAAGAAAGGACGGTAGAGACATGAACAAAAAGAGCATGATACTTTACATTATTGCAGCTGTAGTGGCTGTATCTGGCGTGGCTGCGATAGCAAAAGGCAACGCTGTAGGCGGCGTAGAGTGTATCGTAGCGGCAGCAGTAGTAGCAGGCGTGGGCTTTTGGCTGGGCAAGCGTGGAAAAAGTGGAAAAGTTGAGGAAAATTACGGCAAAACAGTGGCAAAGACAGCGCCAGAGGGCGAGCGCCTGCTTAACACAATACGCACAAAGGTAGTAGGCGTAACCTTTGACAATGAGGACGGCACAAACAGACAGGATTTACTTAAGGCTTTGCGAGGCGGCGAGCAGATCACGATAGAGCCATACCAGTATAAGGGAGAGCCAGCAGCATACGTAAAGCACAACGGGCGAGTGCTGGGTAACCTAAGCGCAGAGCTGGCAGCAGAGTTAGACCGAAAGTACAAAGATAACAAAATTACGGCAGTAGTTACCGAGATCACGGGCGGCGACGACCTAACATACGGCTGTAATATAGAAATAAAGGTACGAGCATAACACAAGTAGCGTACAGGTAAGCCGCAGGTATAATGCCTGCGGCTTTTTATCACTAAAGAGAGGGCAAAACTATGGCGAGACGTTTTAAGCAGCTTACAAAAGCAGACCGCCTTAAAATAGAGGCGCTGCACAATGCAGGGCATAAGCCTGCGGACATAGCAACACAGATAGGCGTACACCGCAGCACTATTTACAGGGAGCTTAAACGGGGCGCTTATACAAAGCGTAATAGTGACTGGACGGAAACAGAGAGCTATAGCGCGGACTTAGCAGACGATAAGTACAGGGCAAACCTTAAGGAAAAGGGAGCAGGGCTTAAGATAGGCAACGACGTGGCATACGCAAACTACATAGAAAAGAAAATAGTAGAGGACGACTACAGCCCAGCAGCCGTACTGGGAGAGCTTAAGGTAACGGGCAAGGCGGCAGAGTTTAGCGTAAGCATATGCGTTACCACGCTTTACAGCTACATAGACAAGGGCATATTTTTGCGGCTGACAAATAAGCACCTGCCTGTTAAGGGAAAGCGCAAGCGCCAGTATAAGAAAGTGGAGCGCACGCAAAAGAAAGCGGCAGCAGGTACGAGCATAGAAAAACGCCCAGAGGACATACAGACGCGGCAAGAGTTTGGTAACTGGGAAATGGATACAGTAATAGGGCAGCGGGGCAAAAGTAAAAACAGCTTACTGGTACTATCAGAGAGAAAGACACGTGACGAGCTGCTATTTAAGCTGCAAGAGCATACGGCAGCAGCTGTAGTGGCGGTACTGGATAGCTTAGAGGCACAGTACGGCGAGCGCTTTAGCGACGTGTTTAAAACTATCACGGTAGACAACGGCACAGAGTTTGCGGACTGCGAGGGCTTAGAGGGCAGCAGCTTAGGAGACGGGCAGCGGACAAAACTATACTACTGCCACCCGTACAGCAGCTGGGAGAGAGGCACAAACGAGAACACTAACAAAATGGTAAGACGAAAGATACCAAAAGGCGTAAACTTTGACGATATGACCGACGAGGACATACAGGCGGTAGAGGACTGGATAAACAACTACCCACGGGAGCTGCTGGGCTTTTACAATGCAGGCGACCTTTTTAGGCAGGAAATGGCAAAAATAGGGCTTTGAAAATTTTTTAAAAAATTGTTGCATTTATTATTGACATTTTCAGTGGTAACATTTAGAATTAAATGCGACAAGAGGTTATAAAAGCCTCTGCCGCATTTATTTTTTGCAGCAGAATTAAGCAAAATAGCGCGGTAGAGTGCAATAACTCTACCGCGTTTTTTATTTGCGGAAAGGAGCAAAGGAAGTGGCACGGACATATAAAAAACTGAACTACAAAGACCGCCAGCGCTTAGAGGAAATGGTAAAGGCTGGCGAAAAGGTAACGGCAATGGTAGCAGAAATGGGCGTACACCGCGCTACCCTTTACCGAGAACTGGAAAGAGGCGGCGCAAGTGGACGAGATCACACGGGCTACAGCGCAGACAGAGCACAAAAAGCGCTTTTTGCATAAGCAAGGGCAGCAGATCACGAAAGAGAGGGCGACACAATGAGACAAGCAAACTTTAAGAGGCTTAAGGCAGGCGACTTAGTACAAGTACCGCGCGTAGAATTTGCACCACTGCGCAGGGGCTGGAACGGCTGGCTATTCAGTGAGGCGGTAGTAATAAGCAAGGGCATAAGTCTTAAAAATGGTAAAGGCATTGTAAAAGTAGAAATGAGGACACCAAAGAGCCGAAACGACTACAACACAATGCAAAAGACATTTTACGAGGATTGCGTATTTTATACAGATAGCACAGAGACAGCTAAGCACTTTCTGGAAAAAGACGGGATAACAGACAAAGAGAGCTTTTACAAGTTTATAGAGCGCGAGGACGTTACAGGCTGCGACTGGATACGCTTTTTAATAGAAAAAGGCTTTTTATTTAACGAGAACGAAAGAGAGGGCTAAGGCATGAACAAAGAGGACATAAAAATACTGTTAGAAAAGCTGGTAGAGATACAGGCAAATGGCTGCGCGCCTATTGAGATAAGCATAGGCGGCGTAACGGCAGAGAACATAGTAAGAAACGACTGCGTAAAGATATTAAGCGCACCGCCTATAGTGGCAGAAAAGCTACACGAGGCAGGCTACCACTTAGACATAGAGCGCATGGGCGTAAGAGTATACAAACTGTAAATTAAGCGCTGGGCGGCTTACCCGATGCCCAGCAGATCACGAAAGAGAGGGCGAAAACATGAGAAAGCACGAGCTGGTAATAATCTGGGAAACGGGCGAGAAAGAGGTACACGAGTACGAAAGCCAAGAGCTTGCAGAGCAGGCAGAGAGAGGCTACAAGGCGGCGTTTGGTAACCAGATACAATGGAGCGGCACAAGACCGCAGACGCAGAAAGCGGGGCAGGCATGAGCAGCATAGACGAAACGCGCATAGTAAACGGCGAGCTGCCTAAAACGTGGACGTGCCCGCATTGCCACAGGCGCAACAAAATGGGCAGGTACAAAAACGAGGAATTTATAGAGTTTGGTAAGGCTTTCCAACATTGCGACCGTTGCAGCTACGTGCACTACTGGCAGCTGGAACTTACAGAGGACTTTAAGCGCAAAGTGGTGGAAATGCTGACGAGGTAACGCCTATGTACTACGTGGTAGAGAAAAGCAGAGACGGCAGCAGGCGCATATATCACAAGGGCAAGCGCATAGCTTACCCAGATAGACGGCTACAGGACGGCTACAAGACGCTTGCAGCAGCCAAAAGGATAGTAAACAAGCTAAGCACAGACATAGCTTTAGATATTTACAGCCACAGAGCCTTAGAGGGCGAGCGCTACTACGAGGAAAACTACAAAGAGTACGAGATAGAGGACACGAAAGCGAGGACGCTACAAATGAGCGTAAGAGAGTTTCTTAACTGCTGCACTATGGACTGGCACGGCATTGCTATATACGAGGACTTAGAGGACTGCTACGACGAGAAATACTTAGCAGGACGCTACAAAGATATGCGAGAGATACCAGACAACCTACTTAAATGTACGGTAAATACGTGGGCAACAGACGAAAGCACGGACATAGAGGGCAACAGGCTTACATACATACTTATAGGAATATAACGAAAGAGAGGGCAGGCAGG